GGAGAAATGAAATAATAGGTAGTATCCAGCTACTTAGTGTCTTCACAAGAGGGCACTAAAAGCTGCATATTGCAGCAATCCATAATCCCACTATGAAAGGTATCACTAGAATGAAAACCATCGTTAAGACCATCTCCCGTCGCGGCGCTGAAAAGGGCGACAAGCGCGAAGTGATTGGAAAGATTTCCTTCGTTGTTCCCACAGTCGAAGAGATTTTGCCACTCAGCATCGAAACTGTCACGGACGAGGATGGTGTTGTCAGTTACAAAAACAAGGTCACTCAATGGGTGCAGGAAGCCATTGAGAGTGCGGTCGCTGGCGAACTGGCAAACAGGTTGCAGCCACAGAGCACAGATTGGAAACCGGGATATAGGGAATGGGCGACGTTTGAAGAATTCCTGTCGCAGGCACTTGAATCCAATCGGGGTGCTGGTGTTGCGGCAGCAGCAGAGCGTCGTAGGGAATGGGTGAAGCTTTGGACCAGTTTTGTTGTCGGCCTGAAGAAGTCCGCGGGCTGGACTAAGGCCATGACTCTGATCGGCAGTGACCTTCCCACAAAAGGAGGGAAGAAAGTCGAACTCCAGAACGTCAGTGACGAGAAAAGCCGGAATCGCTTCGGCGAAGTGCTGGCCGACTTCTACTCTTCACTTTCCGATCAGGACGCCGACAAGTTTGAGCAATACTTTGAGAGTTTCAAAACCCTGCTGCAAGCTCCGCCTGTCGAGATTCCTGATCTGACTGAGGAATAAACTTGAAAAGAATCAACCACTTAGTCCCCCTCGGGGGACTTTTTTTTGTCTGACGTTCCGCCGGGCCTTCAAGGTAAGCTGCAAAAAATTCCTAAAATTTTTGAGATTCTCTCTTTTTCTTTCTTTTCTCTTTCTTTCTCTTTCTTTTCCCTTTCCTTCTTTTCCCTAAAAACAGGAAGCCTCGCCCCCTTCGCCCATTCTTCTCACCTCCTGAAAAGGGCATAATCACATCATACCCCCATAGGAAGGAGCACCGAAATGAACCGTGAAAAAGCCATACACTTTCTTTCCTTGGGCCTTCCCCACAGTCAGGTAGCTTCCATCCTCGGCGTCTCCCCTGGCCGGATTTCCCAGCTTTTGAAAGAGCCAGAAGTTCAGGAAGCTCTTAAGATTAAAGAACTGGAAGTCTCAGCAGAAAGTCACGAAGTAGAACGTCTGGAAGCCAAGATCCTCGCCGCAAAGAATTCCCTCCTGGATGCAATAGCGCAGCGACAACATGAGGCTTCTTTCATGGAACTTGCTAAAGCATTTCAGATCATCGCCGGAGCCGAGAAACAAAGGAATACAATTCCAGTCCAGGGTGCAACTCTTTTGGGAACGGTGGTTCAAATCTCCCTTCCTGAGAGAATTCACCCCGAGATTACGATCACAAAAGATAATGAAGTAATCGCCGTAGGAGAAAGGAATCTAGCTCCACTTGCGGCGCCAGCTGTTACAGCTCTCTTTAAGAGGATGAAAGAAGGAGAAGATCATGAGCCAGAAAAGTTATCTTCAGGCGCAAAAGAAGGCTTTGGAAAAGCTCTTCAACTTGCCGCCGGCTAAGACCCCCCTATAGGGTTCTTGTCAAGAATAACGGGCGAAGCCCTAAGAATCGAACATTGTCTCCTTTCTTAGGGTTTTTTCAAAGAATACGTTAAATACGGGAAAATTCCCTCCTGACGAGGATACGGGAATGTTGGCGGCCAAGATTATTAGGAGCCAAAAATGTGCTGGCATCGAGTCTAGCGTAGAGTTATTAGAGACCGGATAATCTTTCTCTCGAAACTAGACCTCAACCGAGTATTTAACGTACCCCTTTATATTAGGAGCTGTACTATGGAAGTTCTCCCCTCTCTTAAAGAATGGATGGGTAATAACATGGATCTTACCCTTCCAGTTCTCCGCCTTCCTCCTTCTTCCTCTCCCTCTTTCCTTTCTCCCCCTTCTGGAGATGACGAATATATTTCAGTAATGGATCCCAAAAGACCGGAGACTCCTAAAACTACCCTTCGCGCCGCCAGCCAGGAAGTTAAAGATACACTTAAGGCTGCTCAGAATCCCAAAAAGCTGGTTGGCGCCTTAGCTCAAGAAACTATCAATCCCCTTAATTATCTCCCCGCTGGAATTGCCGTAGGTAAGAGTTCTAAACTGTGGGATAATGTAAATTTCCTGAAAGCTATCCGGGATAAAGTTCGCGGCGCCTCCTCAGATGAAATCTGGTATAATTATCGGACCATGCTAGATGCTCCAGATTTCATGCCCCGCCAAGAGATTCCTAGTGTCGATATGAAGCTTAAAACGAAGGACAAGGAATTTACCGAACTGGCTCCCCTGAATGAACTTGTGGATTTTCCTTCTTTCGACGCGGCGTATCCTGGGGTTCTTAAAAAGCTAGATGCATCTCTGAGTTCTAAGAAAGACTTGAAGAGACAAGGTCTTTTCGACAATCCAACGAAATCCATAGGAGCTTTTGGCGCCAATCCAGAGGAAGTTCTTTATACCTTAGCTCATGAGCTAGACCATGTGGCACAAAGAATAGAGGGTTTTGCTGCTGGAGGGAACCCTGCTATGTACAAAGATCTCTCTAAACTCCCCCAAGGAAGTAATCTGGTTAAAGTATATAAAGACATAGTTCGTACATCAGGAGGACTCTCTCAGGAAGAAATCGATTATGCTGCCTATCGTCGTCTCCTTGGGGAAATCAGTGCAAGAGCATCGTCTCAACGTTCTACTGTTTCTCCTCAATTCCTGAAAGCCTACCCGCTAGAAGAAAGTTTCAAAGACGCCGCGCCCAAGTATCCTGAGAATGTAGGTATCTACTTTGGTCCGAGGTTCTAATATGGATTGGTCAGAATTCTTAGGTCCCTCCGTTTCCTACGGTCAAATAGGGCCAACCAAAATACCTTCTCCAAAATATGAAAGTGTAATGGAGAAAGCCCCGACGGATATTGAACTAGATCAACGGAAAGCCCCGATTGATCGAGATTATGCATCAGGCAAACTTGAAACTCCAATGTTTGCTCCAGATGATCTTATAGGCTCAGGGATTTTCACTAAGACAATTCCAGCTCTTAAGAGTGCAATAGCCGCTCTGGGAGGCGCCGGACTTTTAGCAGCATCAGCTAAAGCCGGACTTATCTCAGGATCAAAAGCTGCCTCTGTAGGAAATCAGGCTGGAGCCTTTCGTCCTTCTGGTTCTATCATGTTTCCTTCCAGTGTTGCCCGTCTTAATAGTGAGTTAGAAGCTTTTAAGGAAGAGATACGTTCCAACAGGCTGGAAAATCCCCTTGCTGATCATATTCTGAGTAAGCTTTTAGGGAAACCAACATTTAGTTATGGAACCCCTGAGTATCCTATAGATCGATTTCTCTTGCATGTAGCAGATCCTGAGAATACTAAGATATATTATAAAAAAACTAATACCAAGGACATGTTAAATGACCCACTGTCTCCATTTTCTGACTTCTTAAGTTATATTAAACGGGCCGGTCATACCAAAGCAGCAGGATTAGATATTTTAAGTTCGGCTAATTTTGAAAGAGCTAAGCGAATTATGGCTGAAAATCTCTATTTTATTCCAGATGCTAAAGCTTATTTCCAAGCAGTGAAGGAGAAGCAGCCTCACGTGTATAAAATCCCATATGCAGACGACTTTATAGATGATATTGATTACGGCGTTGGTACCTTAACTACTCTTCTCAGAAATCATTCAGGCTTTTCCGATGAGCAGCTTCAGAAAAAATCCCTGCCTCAATTGACACTCCTAGGGAAAACCATTCAGGAAAAACTCCTATTGGATGCAAGAAAAACTCGTGAGGGTCTGGAGGAACTTTCTAAGAAACGTACTGCTGAATATGCAGCAAAGAGTCCTTTTAAAGACGGTCTGGTAGAGCTTAAGGATGAGAAAGATTTAGCTCTTGAAACTGCCCTTAATAGAATTTGTATCGGTGCGGGTAATTACAATAACGGAAAATGGGAACCTGCTTGGGACCCCTTTACCGGGAAAAGAACTCCGGGACTGGGACAAGGGCGAATTAGTGGCGATGAATATATGAATAGAATAAGAGGGGGCTATCAGTACTTTTCTTATCGTCCAAACGGTCTCCCAGAAGCTACCATTGAAATTAACCCACAGGGATATATTACTCAGCTGTATGGTCCAGATAATAAAGAGGTTAGTTCAAGGATGGCAAAGGAGATTGAGGACGCATACATAAATAGACGTTTTGGGTCGAAGGGAGATTAAGAAATGCAAGAAGTAAGCACCATTAATGCTACGGCGTCGGACATTTACGAAAGAGGCAAAGTTGATATAAACTTCTTTGCCTCTCTTGCTATTCCTGAGGTCTGCATATATCCCCTTCCTCTGTTCTACATAGGCTGTTTTCAGCTTCTTACAAACAGGAAAGATAAGGATATTGGTGCCCTTCTTCGTTTCGCATTAGGTCTTCCCCGTGGCCATGCTAAGACTACTTTTATTAAAGTCCTAATCGCCTGGTTAATTGTTTATGATCAAGCCAAGTTTATTCTAATTGTATGTTCCGATTCCCCGCTCGCCGAGCTTCTCCTTGCAGATATTCATGATATTCTCCTTAGTGACAACATAACCGCCGTTTATGGAGACTGGTCAGCTGGACTCTCCATAGATTCCGCAGATACAAAGAAAAGTCAGTATCATGGTAGACCTGTTTCCCTCGTCGCCCGGGGCTGGAAAAGTGGAATTCGAGGTATTAACCTCCGTCATCAACGTCCTGATATTATTTTCTTAGACGACGCGCAGACAAAGGCAAATGCAGAGAGTGTTTCTGATTCAGCTAATCTCCTTTCTACTCTTGTAGGTACGATTTTTAGAGCCGTCGCCCCGTATGGAAATCGTCTCATCATTTATGTAGGAAATATGTACAATGATGCCTGTGTTCTAAATAAACTGAAGAAGAACCCAGGTTGGATATCCATGATTACCGGAGCTATTCTTTCCGATGGAAAACCTCTTTGGGAAGAATTGCATTCCCTAGAGTCTCTCATGGAAGGGTATTTCCACGACGAAGCCCTTGGAATGAGTCATGTCTGGTTCGCCGAGGTGATGAATGACCCAATTGGTGGCGGAACTAGTATCCTTCCCCAGCCTTTGCCTCTTTCCACAATTGAATCTCATGAATTAGAACTCGCCGACGGTTCCTTTATTACAATTGATCCTGCAGGTTTTCGTAAGACCAGTGATGATAATGTAATTGCCGTACATCTCAAGTATCAGGGACTGGGAGTTATCGTAGAATCAGTAGCTGGAATCTTGGGTCCTGAACAGCTGATTCTTAAAGCTCTTGCCCTAGCTCTTAAATGGAAGTGTTCTCTAATTGCAGTAGAATCCACTGGTTACCAAATGACTCTTGGATTTTGGCTCACTAAGTATATTGTACAGTACGGATTAAACTCCCTTTCCGTACAACCATTGGATCCTCATGGAAGGACCAAAGAGGCTAGAATCAGGCTCTTTATTAAAGACCTTTACGCAGGCAATTATGTCATTCACGACGAGGAAACACGACGGAACTTCACTTGGCAGGCTTCGACCTACAAGCTAGGAAAGTCGGACAATCGGGATGACCTTCTTGATGCTTGTGCATATGGAATGGACGTAAGGAATGAATACTGGTCTCAAATTGTAAAACTAGACTACGGACTTACTATTGATGGCGAATGTAGGGTCGTAGGAAACAACACTCCGTTTTAAGGACAAGTCATGGCAAAGATCCCCGCTGAAACTCAGCGTAATCTCATTGAATATGCAAAATACGTGCTCTCTGAGCACCGTAGCAATAGTGATTATTTCACTAAAATGGAGTCTGTTGATATTGCTTACGCCCGTTACACTTTGAATAAGGATTCTAAAACTGGCGTCGTTCATGGAGAGGGAATTGATGCTGCTACTACTCCTGTTGGTGTGTTTAACGCTCCTTCTACTACTCCTCCTGTTATTATCGCCCAAGTTGATAGCATGGTGGGATATTTGTCGGAGGTATTCCTGTCCGGAACCCCCCTTTTCCCTGTTGTGTCTAATCCGCTTAATGCAAAACCTGCAGAAGCACTTGAAGCTCTTTTGGACGATCATAGCGTTCTTGGCGGTTATCCTCGTGAGCTTCTCATATTTCTTCGTGACTGCGTTAAGTACAATCTAGGCGCCGTAGAAGCCGAATGGAGCGCCGTCGATCAATATGATGTAATGGATGAACTTCTAGCTGAGGAAATTAAAAAGCTCAAAAGAAAGCCTGTTCATTTTACAAAGCTTAAGCGTTTGGATTTGTATAACACGGTTTGGGATAAGAATACGAATCCTGGTGATCTCTCTAAAGAGGGGGATTACGCAGGATATCTTTCCATCCTGTCGCGTCCTAAAATGAAACGTCTGCTCAACAAACTCTCCGTCGCTGGCGAAGCCATGAATGTTGAGAAGGCTCTTGATTCTTATATCAGTACTGAAGCTCCTAATTACCGAGCGCATCCTCAAGTCTCTGATTATGTGAATTCAAGAACTCCCAGCTCTCAAATGGACTGGGGACAATTTTTAGGCGTGAAGGAAGGTAAAGGCGGTGCTACTCGTGGCGTAATTGGTAACTACGAGGTTTTTAAACTGTATATCCGTGTAGCTCCCGCAGATTTGAAAATCCCTGGTCCAATGCCAAATACTCCCCAGGTTTTCTCTTTGACTATCGTCAATGGAGAAGTCCTGGTTCAGTGCAAGAGAATCATCTCCGCGTATGACCATCTCCCTATCCTGTTCGGACAGCCAATTGAAGATGGACTGGGATATCAAACGAAATCTATCGCTGAAGACAGTATTCCTATTCAGACCGCCGCCGGAACATTGTTCAACATTAGCATTAATTCAAATCGACGCGCCGTCTCCGACCGGGCTCTGTATGATCCCAATGTCATTAATCCTGCAGATGTAAATGCACCAGTCCCCGCTGCTAAGATTCCAGTTAAGACCAACCATCTTAATCAAACCAGGATCAGTGATCATTACTATCCAATTCCATTTGACAGCACTGGAACGGCGAAAGCCCTGCAAGATGGAATGCATATGGTGTCTTTCGGGAAAGAGCTTTCTGGTTTGAACGCTCCGCAGCAAGGACAGTTCCAAAAAGGCAATAAGTCAGTTGTGGAATGGCGGGACACAATGGGGAATTCTGATGCAAGACTCCGACTCCCCGCCTTGACTCTGGAGCATCAAGTCTTTGCCCCATTGAAAGAAATTCTCAAATTCAATATTTTCCAGTATGGTTCTGATGTCATCGTCGTTTCCCAGAAAAGTGGTAAGAACATTGATGTAGTCATTTCTGAAATGCGCCAGCAGGTTCTTACTTTCCGGCTCGCCGACGGATATACTCCAAAGAGTCGTCTTGCTGGAACTGAAGCCCTAATGAGTATTATGCAGACTATTGGAAATAGCCCCATTCTCCAGCAAACTTATGGAATCATGCTCCCCTCCATTGTTGCTCACCTTGCGCAATTAATGGGAGTTAGAGGACTTGAAGAATATCTACCGGAGCAGCCACAATGATCGATCTTATTTTTCCGTCGGAAGAGCTTGTCGAAGCTGATGTAGAACTCATTCGTGAAGTATTTTCAAATCCTGTCATTCGTCGTTATCTTCGTATTCTCAGCGCTGAAAGTGTCAAAGACCTCATGGCACTTCAGGCATTAGCTGAAACACCAGAGTCCCTGTCTAATAAACATTTGGTGACTGTTGGAAAACTTGAGGTACTCGGAACCCTTCTTTCCCTTAAAGGACATAAAAAATGAGCTTCTTTAATACTATCATGGGTCGCAATAATACCCAAACTCCCACTCCTGCCGTCGCCCCAGCTACGCCGCCTACGCCGGAAGAACCCATTAATCCTCTTGATCATTATAAGAAGATCTTTGATAATGCAGCATCGAAAGAGGGAGATACACAAGGCCCACAATTTAATCTTGATACCAATGTTCTGAATGATGTTGGAAGCAAGATTAATTTCATGAATTCCGCCGATCCAGAACTCGTCAGGAAAGCTACTAGTGGAGACGCCGGTTCGATGCTGGAACTCATGAACATCGTTGCTCAGAATGCCTATAAAACCGCTCTTTCTCATGGAACCTCCCTTACAGGCGCACATCTTACTTCACGGGATGAAGAAGTTAAAAAGTCCCTGGGTGGCGTAGTAAAGAATTCTCTCATTGACAATGAATTGTCACAGGTACCAAATGCCAAGCATCCAGTTGTACGACAAGAACTCGTCAGGATTGCTGAAGCTCTTGCAAAAGATAACCCAGATGCATCACCAGCCCAAATTAAGGAAGAAGCCCTGCGGTATTTTAACTCCGTGTATAAGGCTCTTAATCCTGCACAACCTGAACCCCAAACTGAAACTGCTGGACAAGTACAGGATTGGGAGAAGTTTCTTTTATCTTAATTAGGAGTTTTTCAAATGGCACTTCTTGAAGGTGTATTTAATACAGTTCCCCGAACTGGCCATCCCACTGAGCTTAATGCTAAATCTCTGTGCGCGGAACTGCTTCGTCTTTTCCCGAATGGTGCAAGTCCTATTTCCGGCTTGTCCGCAATGATGGGAACCACCAAGGCGAAAGCTTCGACTCACGGTTATTTCAGCAAGACCGTCGAATTTCAAGCGACGACTCTTTCTGCTAACTACTCGATCGGCGCGGCAACTATCGCTGTTACCTCCGCTAGTGGTCTTGGTGTTGACGATATTATTCATAACGTCACCAGCAAAGAGAATATGCTGATCACCGCTGTTTCTGGTACGACGCTGACCGTTACTAAAGCTTACGGTCGTATTGCTGACGCTGCTGGTACTTCTGGTCAGAAGATTATCAAGGTCGGTTCGGCTAAAGCAGAAAACAGCTCTCGTCCGACTGCCCGCCAATATCCTGTCGTGCATGTTCCGAACTATACGCAAATCTTCCGAAATGCGTGGGCTATTACTGGAACTGCCGCAGCTTCTTTGATGGAAATTGGTTATCAGACCGTCGCGGAAAACCGTAAGGATGCTGCTTTGATGCATCAGATTGAGCAAGAAACTGCTCTTATTTGGGGCCAAGCAAAAATGGATACGACTGGTGCGCAGCCTCGTCATACTACTCAGGGTATTTTTGATGCAGTTCGGCAATATACTTCTGATGCCAACTATATTACGGCAGCAACTGTCGGCGCTACGACTACCCTGACTCAGTTTGTTGGCTATTGTGCAAAAGCATTTAAGTATTCAACGGATCTTAGTAATCCTCGAATGCGTTATGCTTTCGGCGACGCCCAAGCTATCAAAGTCGTCAATGAGATCGCAGTTAAGAACGGTTCTGTGCAACTCACTCCCGATACTACTACGTTCGGGATGGATTATCAGAACTTCAAGTTCTATAAAGGAACTCTGCGCCTTCTGGAACATTCGTTGCTTAATGGCTACGACGAGACTGCCGGTCGTTTGATTATCGTCGATATTCCTTCTGTTAAACTCGCTTATATGCCTGGTCGTAATGCAAAAGTCGAGGAATATGGAGCTGGTGGGAAGATCGTGGAAAACGGTACTGACGGTCAAGGCGGCAGCTTTACTTCGGAAATGGCTGCGGAGATTCGTAATCCTTGGGGCTGCGTTATCATTGAAGGTCTGACCGCTGGTGCTACTGGCTAATTAAAAATCCCCGCCATATCTAAATGTAATATTTAGTATGGCGGGGATTTTCCTTTTTGGAAAGGAAATTTGATGGGCGAATTTGTACATGTTTATAACGACGGCGGTGGAATTAGGGATGTTTCCATACGAGATGGTATTAGCAGGATTTTTCCTGATAGAACCCTTTGGCAGTCCGGAGTTCCGTTTGTGATTTTCGGGGGCGACGGCGGATCAAACGGTTTTTCGTTCTCAGGGACTCGTGCTGTTTTTACACTCTCTGCGGCAGTCTTGACGAATTTCTGGGTGATGCTTCAGACTGGCGGATACGCATATCTCCCGGCCGGCGCCGGAGGAATCGCTACGGCAGGTTGGTATTTCGTCAGGATGACCGACGATACAAACGGCGAGATTTTCCAGGATACCTATTCAGGAGTTGGGCAGCCGATCATCCCAGCTTCTCCGACTCCATTCAGCAATCGCACCTCTGGGAGAATCACTCAGACAACGAGCGAGGTTACTGCGTGTAGCTTTATTATGCCCGGAGGTTGCCTTGGGCCGAATGGAATCATTACCGGTCAGTTCGCGTTTAGGGCATCCAGTAATAGTAATGCCAAAAAAATTAGGTCTTACATCGGGACTTCAGCTAATCCTTTACTGACTTATTTTATCCAGACGAACAGTGTTTGTGATCTTCAAGTTACAAGGCAGAACTGCGGGTCTTTGAGTTCTCAAATAGGGACAGATATATCAAACGCTCAAAGGGACGGAAATCATACCACTGCTATGGGCACATCAAGTAGATCAACAATTGACACAACAGTAGATAATGTCTGCACGTTTGTTCTGCAGATAGCCGTTAATACTGAGACTGTTCTCGGTATCATGCGCCAAGTCATAGTTCAGCACGGAGCTTAATAATATGGCCATTACTAAACTTGATTATAGCCCTGCAAACGTTCTCGTTGCGGAAGCAACTGCTCCGCCCCGACATGTTTGGGTAGATAGACCCCGTGCTATCTATGTTTTTACTGGGAATGATATTCCATTGGACATTGATCCGGCTAGCATCGTTTTAAATCGGGTCCAGCTTTTCCAGGGAGCCCTTATTGTAGGAGGGCAGAACTTGTTGGATAAATTTAATACCTACGTAGATACGACTATTCCAACAAGTGGAACTCCGGCTCAGAAGATCTTTTGGAAAAATGCCCAAGAGTTTCCTCGTGGCATTGTTTATACTAACCAGCTCCGCATTGCTGCTGGTATTACAAAGGTTGAAATGGATAATGTGTTTAAACTGGGTAGCGGTTATACGCCTGGTTAATCTCAAGAAAGGGCTGTAAAATGAATTTCTCTGAATGTGTTCAAACAGTCCTGGCAATGTTGAAACGTCCAGATAAGATCGTCGTCGCCGAGGCCGCCGTTAATGCAGCTCTGTCGAGGGCGATCTTACGGACAGAGTTTCCACAGGATTTAGTAGAAACTTCAATTCCTATTGATTCGACTAAATATGATCAAACTATCGATCTTTCAGCTCTAGTTTCTCCCCTTACTCGCTTTCGTAAGTGGAAATACATCAAGCAGCCAGGTCAATTAGCTTATCTCCAGCCGATTCCTCCTGATAAAATCTTCTCTCCGGGACGTTTTGTTCAGCAGGATTGCTATTACATGGCTGGTAGTAATCTTACGATTATTCCAACTGTTACGTCGGCGACCCTTGAAGTCGGATATTATTCCTATGCCCCAGCTCTGAAAAATAATGAAACCTTCTGGCTCTTAGATGTATGTCCTTATGCCATTATCTATCTGGCTTGTGCTATCTGTTTTGAATCTATTGGTGATATGCAGGCGGCGGGAGCTAATGAGAAGAATGGTATTAATCTACTCAGGACGCTAGAACCAGACATGCAATATGGACATTCTGTGTGAGGATAAGGCTATGCAGGAGAACAGAAGAAGATACGACGGGTTAGCTGACTCGGAAAAGATCGACAGGATACTTGAAAAGCTGGAAGAAATCCTGCAAGCATTTCCATATGGAATTGAACATCATAAGGCTGAGCACGTAGAAAGGGAAGAGGATAAACAGGCTAGTAAGGAATTGATTAAAAGCCTCAAGTCCTCTTTCATAAAATCTACGCTTAATGCCTTCCTTCTAATAGTAGGAGCCTTACTCCTGGCTGGTTTCGTTACCAAGTTTAAGGAATTTTTGGGGAGTATTCATAATGGGTTTTGATGTCTTTTATCATACTCTCCCTCTTTCTGGTTCTAATTTGCCTACTGGAGGAACAGCTAATCAGGTTCTGGCTAAAGTAGATGGAACTGACTTTAATGTTTATTGGAAGAACGATGATACCGGCGCCGGACTCCCACTTGGGGGATCTGCAGGCCAGGTTCTTACAAAAATAAACAGCACCGACTACAATGTATTCTGGAATACTCCAATTTCCCTTGGTCCATTTACAGTAAATGGCGTCGCCGTAGCTTCCGCTACTGATGATTTAACAACTCTTTCAGATCTTGGAACTGTCAATAAAGTTCTTCATGGTAATGCTTCTGGAATTCCTACTTGGTCCGCCGTAAGTCTTTCTTCCGACGTAACAGGGAATCTTCCAGTAACAAACCTTAACGGGGGAACTTCTGCCAGTATTAATACATATTGGTGCGGCGACGGAACCTGGAGGGTTCCGCCTTCTGGAGCTACGCCGGCAGACTATATGCCCTCTAATAACTATGCGCAAAATTCTGAATTTCTCTACAATCATGCTGATCATGCTTCTGTTAATTTTGAAACTACTTACGGAGACTTTTCAGAGCAGTGTTTCAGATGGTACGGTTATGCATCAGGAGATTCAGGAGATTTTGTCACAACGATCTCTACAGATATCGCTTTACCGGGACTAGTATTAGAGCGTGTTACTAATGATGCTACTGGGAATTTTTATCTCACTCAGGTTCTTGATTTGAAAGATTCTATTAAACTCAGAAATAGAACCCTGAATTTGGTAGTTATATGGAGTAAGATTACGGGATGTGATTTTAATGAGTTGCATCTGAAAATTTTTCAGAATACAGGCACATCCGAGGAAAACTTTGCAGATCCTGTAATATCGGGCTGGACTACTTATGTTTCTTCTACAAGCAGTAATGTTAGTGGAGATCCCCCTGATTCTGGGAGTGGTATCACGATTTTCAATTTCTCTGGCGAAGCAGATCTTATTCAACTAGCAATTCAAATTTATGGGAATTTCCCTGATAAATCTCCGGATCCTATTGACGATAGACTTTTCATTCGTGGAATATACCTCTTAGATCAGTGGGTACCAGATTTCTTCTATGGAGAAACAAAAAGCGCCGCTCTTATCCAGCATGAGTGTTGTAGATATGCTAGAAAGGTAGATCTCTATCTTAGAGATTCTTATGAGAGTCATATCATAGATATGAGAGCTGTTCCAACTGTATCTGTTGGTGTCACGACCACAACTACTGGCACGACGAAAGATACTCTTATTATCAAAACAAATAGTTCCGGTGATAACGGGATACATCAAGTCAATCTTAATGCGGAGTTAATAGGATGAGCGATCCAAACTCTAGGTATCCTTTGGCCACCGCCGACGGAGTTCCTGTTCCAAATGAAACTGTTCGTCCCCGTGGTTTCTATCCTATTGCCGTTTCAGGAACTGCCTCGACGCTCCTTACTTTGACTGGAAATTATAAGACCCTTCTTATGGTTTCCACTGTAGATTGTATTGTGAGATTTGGGGCTACGGCGTCTATTCCTTCCGACAGAACTCTCTTATCTGATGCAATTTTCCTTCCTAAGGGAATCGTAATGACAGTTTCCCCTGGGACTATGAGTGTCAGCGCAATAGCGATTGCAGGTTCTGGCTCCCTTTATGTAACAGTCATAGAAAGCTGGGCGGGACTTGGCTTAGAATATCAGTACGGCAGGAGGTAATGAAATGCTTAAGACTCAAATCATCGACGTAACCAGGTCCTTCATCCCCGTGGATCCTGAGACTATTACCAATAATCTCATGGTAACGGGGCAAGAAGATAGTCCGGAAAAAACCCTGCCTGTTATGGCGTATGAGGGATATAATTTCCTTCCTACTTCTTATGGCTACAGGAGTTATTTTGATACGACGCCTAAGGTCAATATAAATTCCCTTACTGTAGGTGGATGTGATTATGTAATTGTTTTCCAGAAGAGCGATTACAGTGTGATTTTCGTCGCTCTCTGCAGTGATGGAATTTATACGGTAAATCCAACCGTTGCTAGCTCTTCTTGGACTAAACAGGTCGCAATGACTGCTTTAACTCCTGGTACGTATAAGCAATGGAGTTTTTGCATCATCGAAAATAATTTGTATATCTATCGTCAAGCTGAAACTACGGTTAGCAAACTCAGCGCAGCGGGAGCCTTTACAACTATTACTCCATCTTTCCTCAATATGTCGGGGCAGATGGGGATTTTTCGCGCCAATGGTAGGCTGGGTTTCTGGGATTCTGCGAATTCAGTATCTTGGAGCTCCAACCTCGATTTTTCTGATTTTACTCCGGCGATTGAAACTCTTGCTGGCAATGCTATTTTCAATGATGTTCTTGGTCGTATTGTTTCTATTCGTGCTTTCGGAAATGGTTTCGTAATCTATTCGACGAAAAACATCACAGGCGTTTCCTATAATACCAGTGGAAGCATGCTCTTTTCCGCCGACACCATTGCTGAGAATGCTGGTATTTGGGATTCCAAGCAGGTCTGTACGGGGGTTTCTGACGAGGAGCATTATGTTTATTCCAACTCAGGGATTAAGCATATCACTAAGGGGTTCCAAATCAAGGAGGTCTTTACTGCTCTCTATGATTATCTTAAACAGAGTCGTGATCCGGTAGCCCTTGATTTTGTAAATGGGCGATTCCTTTTCCTTAATGTCATTGATACCAGGTTTATTATTGGCGCCGTCAATTTTAATACTCAACTTCTCACCAGCCTTTCCGTGAGATTTCTGCTTTCTGGCGGCGACCCTGTAGCATTGCCGACTCTTGTAGAAGGCGAGCCTCTTCTGGATTATATTGAGGATCAGGTTCTTCTTGGTACTGATTTTGGAATGGTCGCAGAATGGACCGTCGATGGAAGCAAGATGGTTCCTGGCAGGGATAGTTCCATTAGTGAGTTTCAAGTCGATGATCCCACAACTCCTGCTGATGACTTCCCTTATGTAAATAACACGACGCCCTATTACACAGACGCTGAACTTATTGCCGCTAGGAATTCTGCTACTCTTGCTAATGTTGTTAGCATTAATGATAGCGCTCTTAATAATCTTCAGCTGGGATGGTTCAAGATTCCTTATGGGGGAACCGGGACTGTTACGCAAGAATTAATTAGATTTAAGAATCGGCAAGAGCAGGAATGGGAAGAGCATAGAGACCTGGTCACGGCGTTGCAAACGCAGATTTCTCTGGTTCCTACAGATTATGTAGATAGCTGGCATAGTGGAACTTACTATGCTACTAACTCAGACTATATTGCCGCAAAACCCGCTGATGTTTTGGACACTAGGGTAACTGCAACTTCTATTCCCTGGACTTTTAGTACGCCGGTTACAACAATTACAGGGGCCGGAACTAACTATCCTACCTTTGAGCATAAGGCTACTTTCACGCAGAGTCTTAAGGTGTATCAAAGAAAGGATACTACCTATGCTGGGAAAGGTAATCTGTTCTCTGTTTTGTTGGGCTATATGGGTACGGAAACTATCGTCACGGCGACGCCTTCTGGTAATCCGTATCTTCCTGTATGGACTGGGGCTTCAGGTACTTCATCTAGAACCGGTGGAGATTCTTACTATAAAACAAGTCAGATTTCAGGGCTCCCTGGCACTATTAATGGTATTTCCGCTACGCAAGACGCCGCTCTTGGCTACGCAGAGATTCCTACTGGTTGGCCAGCGACATCTTCATCTCAAATAACTACTCTTAAATCTAATCTGCTTGCTTATACTATTCCAGCTCCCCCGGCTACTATAACTTATACACATAGCACCATTCCCGGTTCACAAGTATGGACGTATCAATATACGCAAGCTGTAGAAGATCTTTCTAGTAACGGTAATGTTACCATTAATTATACACACGTTTATAAATGCATATCTGACTTCTCTTATGTTGAGAACTATACGCGACAGAGTTTAATTGATACTGAAAAGACAATCTTTCGTACAAATATCTATATCACCTATGACTTGTTTGGTTATTCCGCTATTAGGATTCAGAAAACAATAGCTACCAGTCTGCGAACTACTACAGAAGCCATTAGCCAAATTTCAAAGGGAACTGGAACCGAAACCAACTTGGATTGGGGTTCTTACATTGTGGGAGATCCTCCGCCGCCTCGTTTTGTCTATAGCACAAATCAATCTACTGTTAATTTTAACGGCTGGGCCTCTCCTCCTAATTCTGTCCTTCCTCAGAACGCTTCTTTGACTTTTCCTGGGGCGACGTTCCTTCTCCAGAATGGTGCTATTTCTCCAGTCTATCCCACTTATGTCGGCGCTTATGTTTATGATACCATTTACCAGAAATGGGGAAAAGCTAAAGCGGATTATAAGTGCCTGGTAGATTATGCGCCATTGAACTCCAACCATCAGAAGATTGTGTCTTTTTCTGATTTTGGGATGAACGCCGGGACTCTCCTTTCCACTGGTTATATAACCCTGTTTTCCACTGTTTGTACGGATTCATATATCAAGTATGGGCGACTCGGCTATTATCGACAGGGTTATACCTATCCTGAGGTTGTGACTTGTCAGTTTGCTAGACCTTTCACTGGGGAAATAGAAGTCGAGGCATCGCTAGATGGAAGGTCTGTTCATGCCTCATTGACAGAAAATAAGTCCTATTCCAGTGTGGGATATGCGAATATGTATCCAGCCTATGCAGGAACCTGGTTTAACATTTCAGTAACTGGTGAGTTTGACCTGAGGGGTCTAGAATTCACTGGAAGAATCTCAGGAAGGAGATAAAAATGGCCACTCAACCTTTTAGTAAATACGACGTGAAAGTAGCACCTACTACTTCTGAAAAACCTACTAGCATTCGTGAAACAAGTACGGTAGGACCCTCTTCCACTTCAGCTTTTGGGAGTACTTCACAGAATGTCCAAGAAACTACTACTTATTTTAATCCTCTTGCTCAGAGTTCACTGGACAGTCTTTTACGAATGCTTGTTAAGGGGAACGCGCCTGGGTATTCTACTGACAAACGCGAAGCACTTCATCCAATGTTGCAGAGTCTTTTGCAGGATTACAGTAAACAAAATGCTTTTAACGATGCACAAGGCCTCGTGGCTCTAAGTTTGCAGAAAGCTATGGAACAGAGCGGACCTGCTATTTCTCGTTCTATTGAAGGCGCCGGGACTTCTGCTGGGAGTATGCAAGCATTGTTAGCTGGAAATGCTTCTAGAGACGCCGCTCTCTCCGCTTCTGCTCTTGGCGCAGAACAGGCTAAGTCTTATGGAAATATCTCTTCTAATCTCCTTAATCTCCTGGAATTGACCAGTCGCCCGGATAGCACACTTCTGAATTCCCTGATTCAGGCTCTTAACATTTCTAAAGGTGGAACTGTTGCCAGGAATGCTACCTCTACTGGTTCTACTTCCGAGGAGAAGCTTAGTAGCGGAAGTACTACTACTAGCAATAAGTCTATTGGTTATGGAGACGGAACCGCGGGAGAAAGTTCTGGCGGACTTAGTTATATAGGACCGGATGATAGTCGTGGTGGCGCTTATTCGGATAAGGCCAGGATGGACCCGAGTTTGGGTTCTTACGGCTCCTATAGTAACAACTATCAGAGTCGGGGAGGTACTAATATTACCGACTACTTGGGAGTAAAATAATGGATTCTAATTTTCTGACAACTTATGCCCCAGGAAACGCCTCTGGGATTACGGCGACGCAAGACCCTTCTGGGCGGGTTTCCATTGTAGGTTCTAGCCTTTTTGCTAATCAGGGTGTGAATTTCTACAATAAGATGGATATTATCCAAAAGGAAGGAGATATCGACGTAAAGCAAAAACTGATGAGTGAGCTGGAGTCTGAATTTTCTGTATATAATGCAGAAAGACTCCAGCGTGCTCTTTCTCTTGCTGAGGGTCAGCTTGGAATTCAGACACTTCGCCAGCAGCTTATGGAGGAGGAGCGTACTGACAAAGCTGATCCTAAATACCATCTCTATAAGAGTGATAGTCCTAGTACGGCGGCTGTAAGAGAAAGACTCCGTACTGCTACTTTGCAGTCTCATGGCCTGGCTGAGAAACTTCTTCAGACTGATGTGGAAAGAATGAGGCATGGAACGGCCGTAGGGTCTTTCATTAAGATTCAAGAACGTGTTATTTCAGATATTCTAAGGAAGCAGGGAATTACTTCTGAGGAAACGGACAGGGTTGCTTCTACTCTTACAGAAACTAATATGGAAGCCCTTCGTGCCTTATATCCTGAAGTTACGGACGATAAACAGCTTAAGGTCAAAGCAGCTCAATTGATTAGGAATCCTCTTTTCCGGGATAGTTCCAAGGTTATTCTTGATCCTGGTGCAACTCCTGGGGATCTTCTTACTGCGGCGATTGCTGGCGTCGATATGGCGGAGCCTTATGTTCTTCGTCGTCAAGCTGCATCCGCTAAACAAAGTCCTGAGATTGTTAAGAAAGAATTGGGCATTATCAGGAAAATGGTAGCTGATCCCAATTATATGCAAGAGATGTCAGGAAAGTATGCCCCGCCTGAAGGTAGAGAGGTTATTAAACAGCTATTGACTGAGACATCTTTTGCAAAAAGCAAGGAACAACTTCACGAATTGCAGATGAGGAAAATTGCAGCTGCTGTAGATATTTTCAAGGCAATGAAGAGCAGGGAGTTCTTTGGCGACGTGTCTCAGTGGGAAGCTATCGATGGCGTTAAACTTCAGGATATTCCAGAGCTCTCTGAGATTCTGTCGAAGGGAAAACCTGTGGATATGGCGACGATCTTCAGGGAATATGTAGGAAAAGCTTCTAAAGAGCAAAAGCAGGAAAGAGTAAGACTCCTACAACGATACGCCTATGAAAGCGCAACAAAAGCAAATGGAACTTTATATGGACAAGTGGTGGATTTGTCGCCGCTTCAGAAAAGGATTCAGGCTCTTATCATGGAGAATAGTAGGAGTCTTGAATATAATGAAGCTGATCCACTTTCTATTTTGCCTTATCTGTAAATTAAGGAGCACATAATGGACTTTGCAGAATTTACCAATGAGCAGTCGGATATTGCTAGAGCGAAATTTGACATTGAAAGTAGTGCCGTCTCCTCCTTGTGGGGAGTTCCTCTCGCTGCGGTTGTGGATACCGGGATTTCAATCTGGAATTCCGTCGTTCCCGAAAGCTATGAGTATGATACACGGGACGTTCTTGCTGGAATTAATGAGAACGTCGCCGACATCTACTCTGCTAATGAAGATACAGTTAAATTCTTATCCTTCATTGGAGGAATTGCCGTGCCTGGCGGTGTTGCTACTAAGGGAATGAATCTTCTTCGAGCAGGCGCTAAAGGAGTTAATTGGTTTTCTACGGCGGGGCAAACTCAGAGACTGGCTGGAATTAAGGCTGCCTATGAGAATTCTGGTAAAGCCAGCACTCTTTATCGCAGCCTCCTCTGGGAGAATAGATTCGCTACCGCTGGAAATGCTCTGGTAGATGCTGCAGTCTTTGAAGGGATGTTCTACGCCACTTCCAATGCACATCCGTATATGGAGGATTATGTAAAGGATCCTATTAAGAATGCTGGAATGGGGATAGCCCTGGGATTTGGTCTTATTGGCACGGCGGGCCTGATTGGGCAAAGATTCGCTGTTAAAGGCGTGCAGAAGGAAGTTGCTCGTGATGCATATGGAGAGCTCCTGAAGGACTATACTTCTATTAATACGACGGAGAATCTCTCTGGACAGCTCTCCGCTCATGCTGCAAATGTGGAAAATTGGACAAATTTGCTGGCGACGAAACCCTCCCTTAACGAATACACAAGAAGTCTTATTGATTTTAATATTCGTGCCAGTTCTGCTGCTACTTTTGAAATCATCGAAAAGATGACTGGTAAGTCTCTTGGTAAATTGGGAGAAAATCAGCAGGCTTTCAAGGAGCATTTGTCTAAGCTTATTGCTAGTGATCCAGTAGCCTTTGCAGGAATCGACGCGGCGCGCCTTGCTAATGTTTCTGAATTAGCTTCTCTGCATCACATCAAGAAGGATCCTTTCCTGCTGGATACTGGCAATATTCCTTTTACCAGGCAAAATGCTAAAGGACAAATCAGGGGTACGACGCTTGCCTATTCTTCGGAATTCGGAGCTTTTATGCGTCCTGAGGATTTGAAACATTATGGCGTCGCCGCCGACATGGGAATTTATACCCTGGAAGGATTGCAGAAATCTTTGCCTAAAGGGTGGCATCTTCATCCCAATAAAGATTTTGGTATTGAAGCTATGGCAATGAGTACGCCGGCTATTGATCTTCAATATCTGAAAGGTCTTGCGTATTTTGATGACCTGGATCTTACTCAGGCGGTGCATATTGACTCTTTGGATCTTCCAGCTTTGCAGGGATTTATCTCCAGTGTTCGTGCAAATGGGATTAGTCCTTCTGCTCTTAAACTTTTCATAGACGGAAAAGCGGCTCGTCTTGACGAAGCTATGGCTTACCTCTTGGAAATTAAAAAGACTCAGGCTCTGGGTATGGTTCAGGCGGGGATTCCTGAACTCGTCGTAGCTAAAAGGCTTAATGTGGAGCCTGGCTTTGTTACGGCTATTGCTCAGAAAGCTCCGGATTATGTGGTTAATAACCTGGATTATATGATTCATTCCGATGTTAGCCAAATTCAAAGCGTTCTTGCCCCGACTAATGCCAGTCTTCTTTTCCGTACCAATACTAATAAGATCAGTGCTGCTAAGATTCGCTCCGGACTCGGCGCCGTAATGGGTAGGGATGCGGAAGATCTGGTTAAAGAGGGACTCTTTGCTGCGTCCAAGTCCCGTTTTATTCGGGAATGGTTTGGAAGTCTTGGCGGCGACAATTTCCGTGCCATGAGAGATATGATTAGGTCTAAACTCTCCATCACTGGAAATGAGTTTATGGGAACACGCTTCTTCACGTCTGCTGACCATGCTCTACGTTCAATGGAGGAAATTGGGCCTATTGCTACGCAACTCGGTAAAGACGGGAATGAAATCCACCTTCGTGCAGTAGAGAAATTCTTTAGCCCCGTTCGAGATGAATTGCTGGCTCTTGCAAGAGATAAGACGGCGCTTACGGAATTCAATATTCTGGATCATCTTAATGCTAAACTTAAGGGTCCCAGGAAATATGAAGATGGAAGTATTTGGCACGTAGATCCTGATATGCCTAAGATCACAAAATTCGATCCTGTTTCTGGAAAAGATATTGAAGTTCCCAACTGGATTAGGGCACAGTGGCAAGGGGAAGATTTCGTCGCTCAATCAGATACTGTAAAAAATATCTACGAGTGGATGGCCAACTCTGGACGAGAGCTCTATAACCAGGCAGAAACTCTTCGTAGTATTCCTGGCATCGGAATGTTTAAGGATTTGGGTTTCTGGATGCCTTCTGCTAATCTCAAGGATAAGTATATTGCTTATGTTATAAACCTGTCTGACCAGACGACGACGCTCTTGTATGCAAAATCTGCTGAAGGTTTGCAGGATGTTATTCGCACCTACAAAACACAGCCAGGGGTTAATATCGGCGTTACGCATAATATCGTAGAGAGAGGCACAGATCAGAAGCTGTACAATATTCTGCAAGGCAGACATGATCCAATGTTTATGGCTTCTGCAGATATCGGAATGTTACACAGCGGAGCTAGTGCCAGTGCTACCGTTGGAGCTAGTACAGAAAGACTGGTAGATGTAATTAATGCTTATGAACACCAGCTTAATTACAACATCAAAAGTATGATGGAGCTTCAGCTCAGTGACGTTTTTGAGCATCTTCACCAGACTAGCTCTTACCTGCAATCCTCCGTTTTTGGTCAGCCGGCGGCTTCTGGCATTTTCAAAAAGAGAGAGAAAGATTCAGCCTCTGTTCTTATGAGAACCATCCTTGGTAAGAGTACAGTGGATGAAAGTTATCTGTGGCGGGGCACTAATCAAATCTATGGAGCTCTGCTGGAAAAGGCTCTTGGTACTATTTCTGATGTTATGGCGCCCATCCTCAATGCTGGAAAGGGGATATTCAAAAAGAGTCCTACTACTGCAGACTACAAAGCCTACATGGATGAATTAGCTTCTAGGGGTGTTCCTAATCCATATGAAGTTTTCACCAAGTATGAGGATCAGCTGAGAATGTATGCTAAGGATGTGGGAGCTATCACAGAACCTCTGGCACCCAGAATTACAGTCCTTATGAATACAATGGCGGCGACGACTCTTTTGAAAGTCGGGGAGCTTGGACAGGCTTATGTTAATGCTATCTCTTTACCTATCCTTATGACTTCTGAGATTTCATCAAAGCTTCCTTCTCAATTCATGAATGCCCATCTGACTGGAAGGCCAGAGCTTGGCGTAGTCAAGACAATCTTTGAAGGCTGGAGATATAAGGGACTTCCTAATGATAAGGCTGTTCAAAAAGCTAAGGATCTTGGCCTGTTCCGTAGCGTGACTTCTGAGGCGGATGACTTGTTCCGTTTAGCCCGATCCGTTGATCCTGGAGTTCTGTCTAGAACAGAGGATTTGCTGCGTAGCAGAACAGTTGAAATGCTTAGCGCCGCCTCTACTTGGTCAGAAAGCTTTGTTCGTGAAAAAGCCTTTATGACTGGTTTGCACATTGCCAGAAGTAATTACACGGGGCTTACAGACGACGCGGCTGTTATCTTTGCCAGGGACTTTATGGAAAGGGTAATTGGAAACTATTCTGCTGCCCAAAGACCTACGATGTTCCAGGGAACATTTGGCGTCGCCATGGGACTTTTCCAAACATATATGGTTACTATGGCGCAGAGCATGTTCAGGCATCTGGAGAAAGGAGAGTTCAAAGCGCTGGCTAAGACTATGCTGGCACAAAGTGGAATTTTCGGCGCCAAGAGTCTTCCCGGATTTAATATGGTCAGTGCGATGATTGGTGATCATTTTTCTGACGATAATGTCGATCCTATCACTGGAACTTTCCGTGCTCTTAATGACACTGTTGCCCAGGGCATTATCTATGGGATTCCTAGTAATCTTCCTCCCGCTATTTCCACACGGGGAGAATTGCAACCTAGGATTCCTGATCCTACCGCAGGAATAAATGCTATCCCAGCTGTCAATTTAACTTCTCAGGTATATGAGGCGATGCGACATGTTGCTAAGTCTATCTTTAGTGTAGATAAAACGGCAGGTCAGGGAATTATGGAAGCTCTGTCTATGCAGAGTCTTTCCAGACCCGTGGCAAGACTTTCAGAACTGACTACTGGTTATAGCGTTACTAGAAAGGGGAATGTAGTAGCAACTCCTGAGGAAGTATGGACTTGGAACAGTGCGGTAGCTAGGGTATTCTCTACTCGTCCAATTCAGGAAGTTCGTGCTAGAGACGCTATCCATCTTAATACTCTGTATGGAAGCATGGATAGGGAGGATAGGCAGGAAGTTACGCAACAGCTCAAGACGCATCTAAGAGCTGGAACTCTGAATCATGAGATCGTAGCTTCCCTGGCTGAAAAGTATCTCAGAACCGGCACGCCGACAGGCTGGAATAGCGCAGTAAATACAGCTCTGGCTCAAACGGCGTTGCCTATAAATACTACGATAAGAAACTATCTTGCTCCTAACAGTCCTACAATTACCCTGATCGACAACATGCACTAACAAAAAACCCCCGATCCGTGAGGAAAGGGGGTTTATTTTTGTCCTCAGTTAATGTATCTCAGCAACTGGATACAATGCCTGGCTTGTGTGATTGCGTCGTCGATTGCGACGTGTGGATACTTATTCGGCGACGCCGGGATTTTCTTAAGGAGATATTTTAACGTAGCATAATCGAAAACTTCCCAGTGTTTCCAAGGATAAGGCAGTGTCATCGCCCTCAGGGAACACTCGATAATGGGAATATCAAAACCTGCATGATTAGAAAAAACCCCTTCTGCCCCGGTATTCTTATACCACTGGACAAAGTCTGCAAGTCCCTCATGGTAATCCTGCTTTCCGCCGAAAGCCTCTTCTCGCACCAAGGGATTCTGTTTATTCCACCATTCCATCGTAGTGAAATCCTCAGTAAATGGGGCTTCGCATTTGAACTTCAAGCGACGATAAATCTGCTCATTTTCAAACAAATCCTGAGCATTAAAAACCACCGCGCCAAGAGTCAGGATTCTGGAGGTCGGACGAACGCCAGTGGTTTCCACATCCACCATTACAAACTTAGTTTCCGAGTTCATACAACTGTATTCCTTTCTCTGTTAAGTAGTAACGACTGCTACGCTTATATATACATCCTCTGTTTAGCAGTTCCGCTAACGCGACAGTAATGGTGGAACATGAATACCCAGCCAGTGCTCTAAGTATTCCATTAGTATAAGCCTCCTTGGGAAGCATATAGGAAAGAATCTTGGCGCTAGTTGGGGTCAGACGTTCTCCTTGCAGTACAGAAGGATTCTTCCAGAGTTCCTGACCGGTAGTCAAATAGACAGGAACTATAGAAACCATTTCTGTTTGGTATCTAAGGGAAGTAAAATCAGGAATCATTTCTTAATCCCCTGAACAGAGGTATCTCCATTATATCTACCCCGTGCGGCGTAGCTCTTATTTTCTGGAACTGGGGTATGTTTGAAGAACACCAGCTGTCCAATGGCGTCGCCTCCCTGAATAATTATATTATGATACTTAGTCATATTCTTAAGTTCCAGAGTAAGAACACTGCCATTCCAGCCTGCATCACACCATCCTGCGTTTAGATGCTCTAGCCCGATTCGGGCCATGCTGCTCTTCAGTTTGTATTCGGCGCTGATATTATTTGGAAGATTAAAGATTTCCAAACTGTGAGCTAGAACAAAATCCCCTGGGTTCAGCATATAAGGGAAGCTGCGAATTTCCATTGTTAGCGGCGTTCTATCTGCCAATCTGATAGGAGCTAGTGGGAGGCTTTCTGCCATAAGCGTCTTTCCCAGATGGATATCCAGAGAAGCTGAATTCACATCTTTGAAATCAGCATTCTGAATTACCCCTTGTTCTATCAACTCGCAGATTTCAATGTAACTTAATAGCATTTTCTTCTCCTTTAACAAAAACTACCCGTATCCCAAAGACCCTCTCCAGAGCCTGACCTATTGCGGTATTTGCGTCTAGCATTAACATCTGTTGTGGTATTACTTCCGCTATAGTTCCCATATACCAGACTTCTACACTCTGGTCGATGGAATTATGACGAATCCCACTAAATTCCCGCAGCTTTAATTCTCCATGAGTCATAAAGTCGGGGTGATCTGGACGCTTTGAATCAAAATCTTCAGTCATTTTCCTGCCCTCTAACTTTTTCTATGAGCAAGCCATGCCTGGCCCCCTTCTTGTAAATCTCCCTAAAGAAGATTATCATAGATTCCTCATCCTTGAATTTAAGAGATATCTGGCCTATGTTTTTATTCTTTTTAATTTCTGGAGGATAACTAATATTCTCAAGGAGTCCGCTAAGATATTTAGAGAATGTCGTTGTATTCACCTTCCTTGTCCTTTCTTTTAACGTATTCCATATAGGCAAAAGTCTTAATGGTATCCTCCAGGTTAGTCTGGATTAGCTTTACCAAATTAGGAAACTCATCTTCTGGAATTTCAGAATGACTCTCTTTCATCATAAGGGTCAGTTGGTAAGATACTCCACATAAGGAAGTATTAACTAGGGTTCCGATCATCCCATCTCTCCCACTACTGTATGAATGTGCCAAAAGAGTCTCTTTTTGTACCTTTCATAATCCTCATCAAAGGATGGGCTACCCCCAAAATCTTTCCTAGCTAGTTCCTCCTTTTTACGTTCCGCTCTTTCAAGACTCCCTATGACAGCAAACTCTACGCTGTCGTTACAGCAGATTACATGTACATAAACTCCAGAGGTCATTCTAATTCTCCTTCTGTAAGGTACTCCAAGTTTAACAAAGATGAGTCCCAATCTTCTTGTAACACATGCAGGGGAAGATAGCCCTGTTTCCTACCTATCTTAACCAGCTGGATTTTTTCAGCTTTTGTAAGACCTAAGACTATGTCCTGCAATTCTGTAATTTTATTTAGGTCCTTAGATACGAATTTCCATAGATCATTCATAGACTTTGGCTCGACGGACCTGTTAAGAACATCCAGAATCGTCGCGGCGACGGAGGAATTTCTGGCTTTTCCAAATTCCCCAAGGGCTTTCGGCATCTTCTTTTCAGCTGCACTAAGTATTGTATTAGCATTAATAGCGTCTTCTTTTGTGATAGTCATTCTTAAATTGGCACAAGTAATGATAATACAAAGCTTTAATAAATGGGTGAATCTTCTAGTACTATAATGTTGAAATCTGTAATCATCTAATGGCTTAAATTTTTTATATATTTTATCAAATGTTTCCAGGGCATCTTCGTCGATGCGCATTGGACCCTTACATTTTATTCTTATTTCCTTGAGTCTATCCACTAGCCAGGCTCTGTCGGTTTCAGAAGGCGTCGTAGGAAATGTTATTTGAATACCAGTTGGCTCTGAATGGATAAAAAGGAATCTGCTGCAAAATCCATTGCCAATAGCTTCTGCTGGAATTGCCATAGCAAAGTTCTGCTGCGTGTTTGCGGAAAGGATGCTTACGGTTGGTTTATAAATATATACACTTTTTCCATGTAATTTGGGATGTCTATATTCATCAAGGTTATCCCATAACTTAGTTAGCCTCGTGACAAATGGTAGGTCTCCTTGTCCTATGAAGTCATTAAATTCCTCAGCAACGACGAAGGTCTCCGCTGGATTATCATCTACGAGAGTTTCTAGATCCAGCTCAAGAGCTTCATTGTTTTTCTTTCCCATGTCTGCAAGAAACATTTCTTTGGAAACGGCGTCGGCTGCAAAAGTATCATATCCTGCAAGTCTTAGCAGTTTCCTACCTGGGTTAATTGCCGTGCCTTTTCTGGCGCCGGCGCTGCCCATCAGCATGATGTATTGGTTAGGATAAATTTCACTATTTCCAAAAGGAAGCCAGGCTTGGCGACCTAAAAGAGCCCCTATGATAGATAATGCTGTCCATCTGTGATATATCATAGGGGATTCGCTTTTTCCTATGTATTGGAAATAACGATCAAAGAAGTCATTTGACATTCTCCTGGCCTTTTTTCATGTTCATCCAGTTGAGTCCCTCTTTGTAATCTACAGGGATTTTCAACGTCCTTCCGTGAATGACCACGGGGTTATTGAAACAATCGATAGCTTTCTTCCTGATGTCCTCCCTCCCTATTCTATACTGGAACGGCGCACTATCATGAATCTGCGCCTTCATTCTGAAATCGACGGGTTCTTCTTTTTGCAGCTGCCACTGTTTCCACCATCCGATATTCAGGATGGAAACGGAAAGATTCTGCGGCCCATGTGCTACGGCGCTAGAGAAGATTTGATACTTCTTATGAATGTCCCCAAAGAAATATCTGACATGACCCATCGGACTTTTTAGCATGTGTGTTGTAGCGATTTCATTTTTCACTTTTGCATACCATTCCCTGACTTCTGGAAAGGCCTCATGATATCTATTCAAAAGCTGCGCGGCGAAAGCCTTGATATTTGCATGAGTTACATCTATACCCAGAGTTCTGGCGGCGAATAGGATATTATCCACTCCTGCATTCTGCACAAAAGTCTCCGCTCCCATCATATAGTTTGTTCCATGCACAATCTTCTTCAGGACCCTATTACGGAATTCTGTGGTTACAATCTCATAAAGCATCTGAAAAAATAAGGTTCCCAGGGAACGATAGAAATCAATACCAGGGGTTTCTAGTGCAGTGATGAGTTTCATGCATTCTGAAAGATATGCTGTGCAACGTGCCTCACTCTGACTATTGTCTGGCTCGCATAACATGAATCCTTCATCTGGGATTAGGAATTCTTTTGCATAGTATGGAATATTTTGAATCTGTGTTCCACACCATAGGTCTGATTTCTTCGCCGACATCCTCCCCGTATCTGTACCGAATGGATTTATCTTATAGAGAAGTCGATTGTTCTTTTGCTTGAAATCAAAATAGGTTCCAATAGCTTTTTGTGCCTCCCTGTATTTAAGGATGCGACTCGTTACGGCGAAAAGAATGGGATGCTGGGCGCCGACTGCTGTCAGGTTTTTCTCGTCCGTTCCCTGTACTATCCTACTCTTTACCCCGTCTTTCTTCCTGTAGCCAATCTTAGAATCCTTGGCTCCTAGAATCTCATAAATATACTTCTTTACCTGCTGGGGACTGCCGGGATTGAAGTTAGGATCAGCTAAGAGAATTCGAAGCTCCTTGAGCATTTCTTCTACGACGGTTACTCTAGCTTGTCGGAGGTCCTCTCTCTTATTATTGTCAATGAGAAATCCTTCGAATGCACAATATAACGAAGGATAGACCAGTTTGAATTGGGACGCATAATTACGTCGAGCATACGCGGGGAAATGTTTAAGATAATGCAAACAAATCCTTGCGGTGTTGAATGTATCTTTTGCATTGTATTCCCAGTATTGACGTATATCCTTTTGTGAAGATGCTAACTCTGCTTGAGGCTTCCATTGTTGGTAATCTGGAAGTATCACAGAGGCGATGAAATCAAGAGACTTCGGCAAAGAGCTATATTGCGCGTGCATCATTGCCATCGTGTCTAGACAGAAATTTCTAGGCCAGGCTCCGTAGATAATGGAATGCATACAATCATACATCCCGTTCTGCATTACTTTTGGAGTGTCCGTTGCATTTGCTTCCTGGAGGAATAGCAAGGCTGCTGCAAACGCTTCATCAGATACCCAATGACTTTGCATAAAATTGATAAAGGGAAGCACGAAGGTCTCGAATATCCCCGCCTTGGTGAAACACGTATATGAAGCACATGTGATAACTGTTTCTCCTCCCTCTCCGATATCAGACTCCTCATCTACATCCCCTTTCTTTACTTTTCCTTCTTTTGAAATAGTAACAGTTTCAATGTCATAGGCGACGAATACCGCTTCGCGTATTTTCTGCAGGGCTTCTGGAAAGTCTCCTACTGTTTTAAGAACTGTATAGTGGAATGGCTCCTTTATTCTTAGCTGCTTGAATTTCGCCAGGTCCGTTTGCAAAAGGAATTTCCCATGATCCACAGTGTTAATATGGGCCAGGGAATTTCCTATGATGACGGGAACTGAATAATCAAGACGGGAGCCTCTATATTCATCCAGAGTCGGCTTATGTCCTGGGACAAGATTCTGCAGTGTGGATTCGTTACAGCAAAAGATACCCTGACATCCAGTATCTTTTGCTTTGGCGACGAGTTCAGAAATGGAAAGAGTCGCCGACGTACTCATCGCCAGGTAGCCAGCGGCTTTTATGTAGTGCTGCAAAACAGGGAGATAGTTCTGCTCCCTTTGCATATAATTAACAAGGATTCTCATCTTTTTCCGTTCCCTATTTTTATCCGTTCAACGGCTTCTCTTGCTTCTTTCGGTTTTTGCCACCAAAACTCAAAGCTGATGGATCCTAACTCATATTTTTCTCCGTTTTCACGCATGGCACATACGCTTATCCTGTCGCCGTCCCATTCCAAATCTTGTTTTAGATTTTCTGCCCTCATTACGTCGGCTAAGCGTTGTGCAAACGGAGATAGCTTTCGCTTTTTGAGAACTAATTTCTGTACAAGCTCTGGAATCTTTAGCCTGACTGGTTCCTCCATTATGCTGCCGTCATCTGCAATAAAAGCTTCTACTCCCAAATGTCTGGCACAGTCATCCAAAAGCCCTTGGTAGAACTCTACATTCCTCATTGCTTGCTCTGCGACGGATTTCCAGTATTCTGCATTTTTGTTCATTTTATTTCTCCTTAAGAATCATGCAAAGTCATAATACAGTCTATGATACGAAGTCGGGGCGCAAGCCACTTAGAAAACCACCAGTATTCCCCCCTACCCACTTCATAACTGGAGCCATTAAACATCCACTTACGTCCGTCGAAGAGGTCTCCAAATTCTGGAAAAACCTCAAAAATGTCCATTATAGAGGCATAGGAATCATCCATGTATTCCATAAGATGAGAGCAAATAGACAGTCCCTCTTGACCTGAGAAGGTTTCAAGATAGTCCCAACTATCATGCTCTTCTATCAGACTGCGCCGTGCCCAGAGATAAGCACTTTTCTTCATATCATCCATTTTATCTTCCTGCCTAAGAAAAACGATCTTGTTTGGTTATGTTATCCCAGATTTCCAATTGCTCACTATAAGGGAGACATCCTCTCAGGTAGAACTCGAGCTCTTCATTGTCCATATCTGATCTATAATGAATATAAGGAATATACTCGATTACTTTAAACCGTGTGCTACATACTCGATCCGCTGCGCGAAGTCTATCAATAAAACCCATTTCTAATTCTCCTAGAAAGGGGGAGATTTCTCTCCCCCTTGGGAATTACTTAACGGTCAGCTTAAGGAATTCCTTACCCTTAAACTTGGAATAAGAGACACGACCGTTGAATTCCAATCCGGATTCCAGAAGCTCTGAGATATTACGCAGACTGGTCCCGGTCAAGGATTCCACATTAGCCATCTTGCGAACTTCCCGCTTGAGCTTGGCAAGACCTTCATGGGTTCCGTAAAACCGAATGGTAAAAAGACTGCCTTCGGGAACAGGAGGCTCCAGATCATCCACCAGCTCCAGAGTTTCCTGCACGGCGATGGTGACTGTGAAATTCTGACTGGTTACACCATCATCGTTCGTGAAGGAATTAATTTTTCCTCCCACCGTAAGAAGGCGATAATCGCCGGCAGGAGGATTAATGTAATCAGGAGCTTCGGCGATGTCATCCAGCGTATCATCTTGCATGGAGTCCAGATCGAGGAGAGTTTGGTTGTTCATGATCATTTACCTTTCTTTGATTTGAGTTTGGAGTTTTGTTTCTTGTTCGGCTTCGGCTGAACGTTAAACGGCTGCTGATGTGGGTACTTTGACTTTTCCAAGGATTCCACCTTTAATCAAAATGTCTCTCATATCCAAAGATGCTGATTCTTCAATGGACACATTAAGTCTGCTCTTGGTTTGAATGTTCTGTCTATATGTAGTCGATGAACCTCCTTTATGTTTTTTGCCTGAAACTTCAAGATGGACAATGGTGCCAAAATACTTCCCTACTGCTGTGGAAAAGTTCTTAGTACCAATTAAGGGGAACTGCCTCGTCCGCAGAAGAACTTTATTAGGCCCGGTTCCCTGATACTCCTCGTCATACAGAACATGACTGATTACTGCATAGTTCGTGTAACGACAAGCCTGGACTACTTGCAGAATGGATTTCAACCAATTATTGACTGTTCCCCATTCTTGGATTTGCAGGATTGCTTCGTCTGGCTGTCCCTTAAGAAGAGCATTAACTCCACAATCCGATAGCTGACTTCCACTATCAATCACAACAAGATCACTGTGAGTAAGCTTGGTCATATTAAAGATATGGAAGGGCTTCTTACCTTGTGTGCAGGGAAGGCAATTCATCCTTCCATGTTCTTCACACAAGGAGATGTCTGCAGAAGAGGAGAACATCCTTAGCATTGTATTCATCGCATACGGATCTTTGCGAGTATCGTACATGCTAATCAGCTGGATTTTCTGCAGAGCGGCGTCGGAGAGACCTTGGTTCAGGATTGTGTCTTTCCCATTCTCAAGGTCGATCCAGACTATCTTACGAATTTCTGGAATCTCTGCCGCCGTGGCGACGAACCTTGTTTTCCCTGAACCAGAGTCCCCATAGACAAGAATGGAATGGCTGTTTGACTGTGTTTCACGTGCCTTCTTTAGCTGCAGAAGATCCATCCTCTTTCCTCAAAATGTTAGCGACAAGTGTCGCATATCCTGCGATGTCATCCCAATGATCGACAAAGTCGGCGTTTCCGGCGACGATACGACCAATCTTGTGAGCAAGCATATCAAGGGCTTCTATCTGCACGGCTGTAAATTTTTTCCCTGTACCATGAATAACCGCTTTAAGATGCACAGAGATGTCAGCGTGAAGCTCAAAATCTCCGTGTGTTTTTTGCCTCTCGTTCAGGAGATCACTGATATTAGGCGGTGCTTCTGATTTTAATGCAGCCTCTTTCCTCCAGTTCTCATACGTCTTAAATGCATCCTCTATCCATTTTGAATTTTTACCAATATGGTTTTTTTGATGTCTATTACTAAACACAGAAAAGGGACTAGAATCCGTTGATTCGGGTTGGCCTGAGATCTCTTCTTTAAAGTTTTCAAGCTCTTCTATGGCAGACATTTTCCTCTGTTCCTCTGGCTTAGGTTGGCATTTATTTCTTGCCTGTTCATGTTCCTTAAATTCCGTTTCAATCTCATCCAGAATCCTATCTATGATACCTTTGTCCATTTTAATTTCTCCAATTGTTAATCCGATTAATGTGATTTGCTACTAGGTCATCCAGCTGGAAACAGAACTGATATTCTACCGTATCCTCTTCCTCCTGTTTAGGTTTGTCCAGAGAATGCAATCCACAACTCCCGAAGTGGAAACAAGGTCTGTTATAATGCATACAGCCGGCATATCTTTTTGGAAAAATCTCCAGCTCCAGCTGTTCTCTCATCCTCTTCACGTCCATACCAAGTGTGATAAAGAAATCAAGACGATCTTTCAAGGTTTTTGTGTAGATCAGATTATGAATCTTAGGTTGGAAACCATTTCCGGCGCCGAGCTGACCTACGAAATATCCCACATTATACTCCCCATGATCCTCCCCGACTACTCTGTCTATCACAATACTATAACCAAGGAGCTGTGGGGAATTCTCATACATAGGATCGAGGACATAATGATTCATTCCCGTGGTCTTGAAATCTATTACCATGTACTTTCCGGTATAGATATTCCGAAGAACCAGATCGACGTATCCGACGTAATAAAAAATGTCATCAATATCAATACGGAATGAGAGCTGCGTCGCCGGCTTCCCTTGGAAATAAGCTAGTTCCCACTCTTCTAACAAGGTGTCCAAGTGGGGAATACTAGCTAAGACAAGATTTATTGCCACCATCTCTGTCTTTTTCTGGCTCTCCGGAATCAGAATAACATCATCTTCTACGCCGTGATATGCCAGGTAAGCTTTCCACAGGGAAAGATCGACGTTTCTGGAAAGCAGATATTCCGTGCATCCAGCTTCGTAAGAATGGCCAAAAGCGAAATGTTCATTTGTGGATTTTGATGAATGTCCTTCTAGCAAACGATTAAGCTGGAATTTTCTTTCACAGGTAAGGTATTCATCAATTGCCGTGTGAGAGAGTCTGATTTTCATCTTTAACTTTCATGCAGATTTAAAATACAGTTAAGAATTCTTATTCGGGGATCTTTCCAGCCTTTTTCCCACCAATAGAAGTCCTTAGCCGTATTGCTACTAGAGCTATAATCTATACTATAACCATCTTTTACCCATCTTTTCCAATCATTTAATTCATAGAATTCTTGAAATACTTCTAGTGTGCCAAGAGGTACTCCCGCTTCTAGGCTCGCTTGAAGTAAGAAACAAAGGCCTTCATGTTTCAATGGAGAATCTTCTTGTAAATGTCTTAAGACCTGCAGATACACGCCTTTCTTCATATCATCCATTTCATTCTCTTTCCATTTCATAAAGAGGTGGAAAAGCTTTCCTTCTTGCTTTACACGCACTCTTAGCTATTTCATAAGCAAGAATATCTACTTGGTCATCTACCTCCAGCGCCGATTCCGAATTGTAGGTAACAATCTCTACTAAAGTAGGCATTAGAGAAATGACCAGTCGGTCCATGAATTCTACTTCAGACATCTTGATTTCTCCTTAACAGGTAGCGAAGTGATAAGGCGCTTTTAATATATCTTTTCCTATAATGGCAGCGACACCCATACTGTTTTTTACGCTCTAGGGCTGCTGTTCTATAAATACGCAGCAGATTTTTTATGGCACTTAGTCCTTTTTCTGGCCCTAGCTTTTGTAAGTAAAAATTAAATCTATCCCTTTCCCGTAGCATCTTTATCTACCCTTTTAACTAATTCTTGAATTGCCTCTTGGGCCATAGCATTCCCGTGGATAAAGAGCAGATCACAGACGGCGTTATCTGGCTCATTCTCATACAAGGAAATCTCCATACCATATTGTTTCATAGCGGTGAGAACTGCTTTCTTCCATGCATCTTCTTTTGTCATCACAGGAATTACAATATGTGCAATTCTCTCGCGAAGCTGCTCCATCTGGCCATACACTTTGGCAACTTCCGTGAGACTATTTACCAGCTCTCGTACTTCATGATCTTTCATCATTCTTCTCCTTAAAATTAACTACAGAACATAGGTGATAGTAACGAAACTAGGTAAACTACCGTGTAAAAGCCTAAAAAGCCCATTAGAATCCCTGTTAAAAACCTGATTAGATCCATGTTCTTTAATCCTTTCCTGTCAATTCTAACCACAAAATCGTGATGATTGCACCTAGTCCTATTATTAGTTCTAAGGCTTCCAATATGTCTTTCATTCTGTTCAGAGCGAATCTTCTTCGACTGTAATTTCTGCCGTTCGTCTCAGAATACGCATCTGTGGATATGCTTTTTGGCAATCTTCGTCTGACCTGAACAATCTTTCTGTTATAAAATACCGGTCGTGAGCTACATCCTTAATCAGGAATCGGTACAAGGTCACACTTTGTGGTTTGATGCGATATTGATAATTGCAGAAATTGAAATAGTCAGTTACACCCACTGGTTCCCACATGGTGCAGCCAAGTCGACGAGCTTCAATTTCTTTTCCTTCCTTAGCTGCTTGCAGGATGGCAATTGCATTATCATAATTAAAAGTCATCTTTTTTACTCCTCTCCGACGATAGTTGATAGAACCGGGTGCAAAATAATCATATCGGGAAACATTTTTTGGCATTCCCTTTGTGAGGAGCACCATTTGTATATTGTTACATAAGCTCCATTCGCATCCCTAGCTAAAAACTGATGCAGCGTTTTCGGTTTTTTGCTGACCCTGTACTTGTAATGGTCAAAATTAAAAGGCAGCTCTGGGAGCTTACGAACCCAGTTATCATCCTTATGCCTACTAATTTCTATATCTTTCCCATTCTTAGCTGCCTGCAGAATTTCTATTGCTTCATCAAGACTGATGGTCATTTTCTTCTACTCCAAAGAAAGATCAAGGGTGAGATCAACCGTTTCTTTTCTCTTGCTTCTGGTTGTCTTTTCTGGAACGGCGACGATCTGGGCGTAGCCCAGGATATGACGAATCGCTTTTACCATCTCACCGATATCCTCTGGAAGAAGTAGCTCACAAGCTGCAGGATTTTTCAGCAGGACCATTTTCAGGTCATCCATTTCATGCTTAAGGTCCGTTCCAGAAAGGTCATTAAGCTGAGAAATTCTGCTTCTAATTTCCATCACTTCCTGCTCAACCATCTTTTTCTCCTTCCTTCTTTAACGCAAGCAGACACTCCTTTACGATATCTATTGTAAAGGTCGGATAATAATCATCTTCTATCAGAGCTATCAACGTTTCTGTATTCTCTATTAGTCGTTTTATTAACTCTTTATCCACCGGCACGGTTTCCATGTCATTTACTCCAAAGAAAGGTCAATGGGAGGAACAGGCTTACGACGAACAAACACTGAGGCTTTTCTTCCTGCGAAGATTGTAAGGTTCATCCAGTCAGGCTCTTCATCATTATATTCTTCCTTGAAACGCAGGGTGAGAGTTTCCCACTGAAGTCCTCTTGTGTAAGCACGTTTCCGGGCGGCGCTTTTTGCATTAAGGATTCCTCTTTTTGCAATATCCAAATGATCTTTCAGGATTGTGATCGTGTGGCCCTCTTCGCCAGCCAGGATGATTTCTGAGAGAATCTCCTGATACGAGACCTTTTCTCCTTCTTCTTCCAGATCATCCTCGTCTGGAAGGGTATTCTTAAATGTCATCTTTGTTAATCTCCATGATTGCTTCTGTTACAATATCCTTGTGCTTTTTATCCTCCAGAGTCAAGGAAAAACTCTTGAGGACTGCACACAAAGTGCTGCGCTGAGTCCTGTTCGTGGTATTGAGATGGACAAAGCGTTTTGCTGCGTCCGCAATGTTTCTTACGATCTGTGTTTCCTTATTCATGTTATTTCTCCTTTAAAAAGTTTTTCCGCTGCCTTGAGCTTTATTGAATCGTTTCACTTGTTTTCTGAAAGCTTCTCGTCGGAGAGCCTCTGCTTCTTCTAGGCGACGCTCCCGTTTTTTCAGCTCCTCCGCATTTTCTGTATAATCAAAGTCAGGACACTAGTCGTCACCGCTGTAACTATTAAACATATCCATTTTTATTCCTCCTCTTGTTTCGTTTCAAGATACAACCACCATCTTCTTACTTCTACATCCCAAGGAAAAATCATTTCATGCGGGTAATGATATCCCTGAACGCCGGAATGAAATTTCACATCAGCCTTTGCTAGGTTAAGCCAAAAGCCGGCCTCTTCCGTGGAATGCGCATAAATCACGAAAAGGGTTTTCGGATCATTCGCGTCGGCGTAAAACAAAGATTGGACTATTGGTGAGCCTTCATATGCTTTCTGCAACCATGTAAAAACTTCTCTGCTCTCTTTATTCATTTCACTTTTCCTTTCCTGCTTTTTGCCAAGTTAGGGTTTTTCCCATGTCATAGATAACGCTATGGGGAATTCCCGTCCAATTGTGAATACTTTGGAGAATGTAGTTATTCTCCCAAACGGAAAGCTCTCTTGAGGGTAACGGCGGGGCTCTTATTGGACCTAGCCACATATAGAAAAGTCCTATTATTTGTGTCATGTCCGATGGATCTGCCTTGGAGAGCAGGGTGAGATACATTCTTAATGGACACATTTTAACTGTTATCCAAGTTAAGAAGGCAGTCAATAATTCTTACGCGAGGTTCTTTCCAAGCTGGCTTCCACCAAAAGTCCCCTCGATGGATGTCGTAGTCACATTCTTCAAGAGAGTGCCAGTAAGTACCATCGAAGAGCTTCCAGAATTCTGAAAGGAGCTCTTTCAGATCTGCGGCAGTATTACCAGTTCCGAATTCTCCAGCGATTCTATAGCACAAACCCTCATACTCTGGTTCTTCTTCGGTAAGGATATCTCTTTTTGCCCAAAGTAGGGCACTCTTTTTCATATCATCCATTGTGTCTCTCCTTAAACAGACATATTTAAGAACATGGCAAACAGGTCTCTATCTGAATAGATGTCGCCAAAATCTGCTATGTCTTGCCAGTCGATATGAAAACACCACTGTAACTGGCAAACATCATACCAGAGAATTAAGAAATCTTCAGGCATTTCATTTCTCCTTAATTGTATTACCGAAGGATATACCTACGATATCCATTCTGGGTTTCATAACTTATCTTCCACACTGTGCGATCTTTTTCTGCGGCGCTTATCGCTTTTTCCAGACTATAAAAGAACTGCAATCCAGTTTTCTCAGACCTCAATTGGATTGTAGCTTCAATCACGGGTTCTTCTACTTCTGTACAACGGGGAAAATTGACTTTTCTCATCTCTAGTCTTTCGTGCAAGAAACCCCAGTTAATGACATGTTGGCATTGAAGTATTCGATTTTCTCTGCCAGACTGTTTCCCTTAATTCTTCTTGTTGCAATGGCCTTTCTTACCATGAACTCTTTGGCCATGATGATGACTTTCTCTGAACTCCTTGTTACTGCAGTGTATAGAAGTTCATTATAAGCCATGATGGAATGGTCTTTGTGAAGAAGGATGAAAACATTTTTCCACTCGCATCCCTGTGCTTTATGCACTGTTAAGCAATATGCGAGAGAAAACGAAGCTTCCGAAAGTTCCCCCGTACGACGAAGGTAAATTTCTTCTCCCGTATCTTCGATTTTGATCTGGATGACATGACTTGCCTGGTGCGTTACTTCCTCAATATCTTCCTTTGAAAGATTCTCAAGGTCAATACTCACATGGGCAAGTCCTGATTCTTCTTCATCTTCCAAATCTAGACCACCTTTCATATGCCCAAATCTGGAAAGATTCTTGCTATGCATTTTCGGAGAAGTTCCCGCATAAATGCGGTTTGGTTGGATATCTTCGATATATCCAACCTGCTTGTTATACATGATTTTATCGCCGACTGCGAGGTAAAGCTTCCTTCTTCCAGCGATTACCTCATATACGTCGCCGTCTGACAGGAACTCCGCGATGTAATTATTCATGTTTGCAGAACCCATTGCCTGTTTTCCAAATGGCGTAAGAACAATGCTGGTAGCTGGATCATACTGACCCTTTTTGTACCACATTTCCAGCATTTTTGCTGCTCGTTCAGCTTGGACAATTTGCCCGTGTTGAACCGTTCCATCTTCAATCAGATGGAAGTTTTTCCCGTACTGGAGATTTTCCCCACGAAGGATTCTATGGGCATTCTCCAGAACCAGAGAACCCTCTGCTTGCCGGTAAATTTGGTTCAGTTTAACTACTGGGAGTTGAACAAGGGCAAAGTTAAGAATCGACGGTCCGAAAACCGGCGGGAGTTGGTTGATATCTCCCACGAAAATCATTTGAGTCCCGTGCAGCATTGCATCGTAGAGTTTTTCCCAAAGAGAAAGGTCAATTTGGGAACTTTCCTCGATTATTATCGTTTTGACCGTTAAAGGATTATTTCCATGCCTTCTTGGTGTAAAGCGCATGGATTCCTTCTCTTTCTCGGAATCCCAAAAAAACTCTGGTTCGAATTCCAGAAGGTTATGCACTGTTGTAATGTTGTGATAAACCTTATCTTCAAGATAGGGGTCTTTTCCACAAATGGCACGACGACTATTTCCTGCCGCTATTCTTGTGTAGGCGACGACAGTTATTGCTGGCCCTTGGTGTCTCGTGCCAGTTCCCTGAATCTTAAATGTGTGGGTAGAATCTTTCTCCAGAACGGAAAGAAGAGCGTGCATAACCAGTCTTTCGCTGGTTGTTTTTCCCGTACCGGCTTCGCCGACGAGACAAAACGATTTTCCTGCCTTAGCCAGATCGACAGCCATTTGTTGCTCAGGATTAAGAATGATTTCTGTACTAAAGGTTTCCAGCCTTGGCTGGACATTAATGACTGGGTTTTGTTTTTGTTTTTCTTCTGCCCGTTTAATTCCGCGCTGTGCCAGCAATTCTGCTATTGTGAGTTTCATTTTTTAGGCCTTTCATTTATAGGAAAAGGGAAAACAGAATCAGAGCAAATATTATCATTATTATGGTTTCTTCTGCTTCTTTTGCTCTGTTGTTTCCTTTGATGATTCTTTTGATTTCTCTTGTCTGCATCTTTCTTCCTTCCTGTCTTTTTCATATTTATACCAAATCTGTTTCTGTGTGAGAATATCCCGGATATGCTGGAAACTGTTATCCATGGTTAAAGCTCCATCTCGATGAAGTCTGTTAGAAAACTTTGTGCTCTTTCTATCGTTTCTTCTAGAGAATTCGTTTCCCTGGCGATGTTACTGAAAATGTCACAGAGAGAATATGGAACATAACATGCTTCCAAATAGTCATAAACAGCTTCGCTAAGCTCTTCTCCCGAATGAGGTTCCTTTGAAAAACGTTCTAGGTCTTTCAGAATCCAAATGGCTCTTTCGATGTCATGATAGTTCATTTTATTTCCTTTCTTTATTTTGTGGAAAATTTCCCTTTTTTGTGGAAAATTCAAGATTCGGTGGCTTCCGGTTTCGCCAACTTTTTAAGGCGGATAACTGCATATGCTGCGCCGCCAATGTGAGTTTGGAAACTAACCAAAACTGCACAAGGAAGATTCTCTAGGATTTTTATTCCCTCTACCAGATTATCAAATACAATCTGATAATGATAATTCTGGTGGTAAATCGTACCACGATCAACATCTTCCTTGGATAGAATCTTCTCTGCGAGGAATGCTCGTAAAATGTTTTTGTTATTTTTTATTGAAAAGCGTACATTTCTCATTTCTTTCTTTCCTTTCTTTCAGCCATCAGTTCAGCCAGGGTTTTTCTTTCTTTCTTCTCTGGCTGTTCTTGCTCTTCTTCTGTTGTGGGAAGTAGAGAAAAATAAAACGCCAGTGTGTCGGCGCCCTTGGCCTTGAGCCATGTAATATATTTCTGTTGTTTTTCTTCTGTGAAATCCCAGAGCTGTACATTGGCGAAAATTTGAGCTGTCTTCTCTGACAGGATTCCCGCCTGAAGCAAGTCTGCTACTAGGGTTTTTATTGTTCTGAGATGCGTTTCTTGTTTTGCCACTTTCCTGTCCTCTATCCTTGTTTCCTGCAGGACGTTTTCTGTCGTCGGTTTCCAGATAATGTTGTGGCAAGTCTCGACATAACTATGGACAGAAGCAAAATTGATATCCAGAGAAAAGGCAAAATGTGGAAGTCTCTTGTTGAGAATATCCTTGTTAGGATTACTTTCCACTATCCTTCTCATGGAATGCAGAAGTTCTGCTATATGTATGCTTCCTATTTCTTCTTCTGAAAAACACTGTACCAAAAGGGCGTTTCTCTGTTGAGCAGAAAGTTTATCTTCTGTCAATGAGCAAGAATGCAGGAGGGCAAGAAAGATTCCAGCTTTTATTTCTTTTGTCAGTGGGGAAAGCTCTTTTGCAGAAAGGGAAGCCAATGCTATCGCATTGCGATAGTGATGGATAGGATTCTCATATTCTAGAGAAAAGGGCAGAGAAGGGAGGTTTTCGATGGAAACGGAAATTCCTGTTATGGTGCATATCATGGAAGCTTGTTTCATTTCATTTTCCTTTCATTTATACATGGAAAAAAAGCACTCTTATATTCTTTTTATCCAAGGCATTACGTAGATTATTCCTGAATCTAACATCTTCATGCCATTTTACTGTAATCATTGAAATTCTTGGATAATCTTCCATCATCTTATCTATCCAAATGTCCATTAAAACTTTGGCTTTTATTGCTTCTCCGCCGTCATGATATTCTCTTATCTTATAATAGAAGAATCTTCCTACATCATTCGCTACTTTGTCATTGCTTGGAATTTCAAATATGATATTCATTTTATGTTTCCTCTCAAGTGGGGAAGAGTGGCACAGGGCGTACCACGCGCCATTATGGCATGGCCAGCCCTTCGATGCAAACCCCTCTTGCCCCTGAGGCCCATGCAGGAATGGCCCTACGGCTTGCGCTTTGGCCTCTGGCGAGGCGATCGCCGCAGCACGCATATATGTATAGGGGAAGGACTGCTAGGGCCTTGCTGTAAGGGCAGGTGGGCCTGTTACGCCCAAAGGGCGGCTGCGCCCAAAGAGCGGAAACGCCAGGACTGCAAAATATTAAAATATTGAGCAAAACCTCCCTGTCCCGGTCGCCCGTGGTCCTTGGCGTGCGCAGGGAAGAGAATATTACTTTATATATCTGGGAATGCGCAGCATGAAGAGGGATATAATATATATTCTTAGCCTTATGTTTTAACCCTGTCAAATTTTTAGAAAAAATCTAAAAATTTGCTACCCCTTAAATGTGGAATATAGGATAGGGATGTGGAATATAGGATATGAAGATTCTTGGAGATATATGTTAGAATATGTTCTTGTGTGCGCAGTGAGGGGGACGACCGGGAGGGGGGGGTTTCATGCGATAATTTAATTTTTTGCAGTCCTAGTCTTTTGTCCTAAATGTCCATTTCCGTCCCGAAGGGCCAAACGGGCGCACCTTGCAAGGGTGATTTTGGATTTTCTTTTAAAGTTAAATTTGCAGAGCAAAACTAAAACAGACTCGTGCTTTTCAGGGGAAGGAAGAGGCAAAGAAAAAAAAACAACAAAAAAGTGGGAAAAGTTGTGAAAATACAACAGAAAAAACCTCAGGAAGGGGTTGACATGATTTGTGGGAAGAGTAGGATGTCGGAACGGTCACGTGACCGGCAGGACGGAGAAATGAAATGAGTCTGGAATACATGGTAGCCAAGCAGCTTTCGCAGGATGAGTTCATTCGCGTCCTATTGGAGCAGGACCCTGACCTTAGCCTGGAGGATGCCGCGAGTCTCAAACGGGACGCTCTTGATGAAGTGCGCAATGGCACTTCGGCGGCAGAGGTAGTAAGATTGTTTTTCGATCTCGGCCCGAAGTGGGCTAAGGTTTTGCTGGCTTAACTGGAGAAATGAAATAATAGGTAGTATCCAGCTACTTAGTGTCTTCACAAGAGGGCACTAAAAGCTGCATATTGCAGCAATCCATAATCCCACTATGAAAGGT